GGTGGTGGTGGCCATGGTCATGATCCGGTCTCCGATCCGGGGGTGATTTCCTGATCAGAGAGTCGCTCCTGGCGGCAGTGTAATCAACCGAAATAGACCATCTTTCCCGTTTATTTCCAATACTTTGCGGATAATTCAAAGCATCATGGAAGGCATGTCCGAGCGGGAGTATTCCGCCCATTCCGGCCTCTCTCGCGGGGCGATCCAGAAGGCGAGGCGCGCCAGTCGGCTGGTGGTTTACGGCGACGGCTCGATCAACGCGGCAGCGTCTGATGTGCGGCGCGGCGAGATGACCGATCCGGACCAGCAGCGCCGCAGCACCGGTGGCGACAGCGGGTTTTCCGGGCCAGCGGACAGCTCGTCCTATCTCAAGGCCCGCACCGCGCTGACGGTCTATCAGGCGCAGGAAAAGCAACTCGGGATCCAGAAGAAGAAGGGCGCCCTCGTGGACCGGGCGCGTGCCGAAATGCTGGTGTTTCGCCTCGCGCGGCAGGAACGCGACGCATGGGTGACCTGGCCGTCGCGGGTTGCGGCATTGATGGCGGCGGAAGTGGCGGCGGGGGTGGAGCGGCAGTTCGGCAAACCGGTAATCATCGAGGCCGCGATCCTGCAGAGGGTGCTGGAAACCCATGTCAGAGCGCAACTCGAAGCCCTCGCCGACCTCAGGGTCAGCCTCGGATAGTGACGACACGGCCAACGACGACCTGACCGAGGGCCTCGACCTCGGGTTTGATGGCGCCGAGGACATGCTGCGCAGCTGGCGAAAGGGCATGCGCCCCGATCCCGATCTGACGGTGTCGGAATGGGCGGATCAACACCGCTGGCTGTCGTCGCGGGGCGCGGCGGAACCGGGGCGATATCGCACGGCGCGTGCGCCCTATCTGCGCGAGATCATGGATGCGCTGTCGCCCCGCCACCCGGCGCAGCGCATCAGCTTCATGAAGGCCGCACAGGTTGGCGCGACCGAGGCGGGCAACAACTGGATCGGCTTTGTGATCCATCACGCGCCGGGGCCGATGCTGGCGGTATTGCCATCCCTGGAGCTGGCGAAGCGCACCTCACGCGGGCGGCTGGACCCTTTGATTGCGGACAGCCCGGCACTGCGGGAACGGGTGAACCCCGCCCGGTCGCGCGACGCGGGCAACTCGATGCTGTCGAAGGAGTTCCCCGGCGGCATCCTGGTGTTGACCGGCGCCAACAGTGCCACCGGCCTGCGGTCGATGCCCGCGCGCTACATCTTTCTCGACGAGGTCGACGCCTATCCGGCCTCGGCCGACGAGGAAGGCGATCCGGTCACGCTGGCGGAGGCGCGCACGACGACCTTCTCGCATCGGCGCAAGGTGTTCATGGTCTCGACCCCGACGATCCGGGGCTTGAGCCGGATCGAACGGGAATACGAGGCATCGGACCAGCGCCGGTATTTCGTGCCCTGCCCGCATTGCGGCGCGATGCAGTGGCTGCAGTTTGAACGCTTGCGCTGGGACAAGGGGCGGCCTGAAACGGCGGCCTACCATTGCGAGGGCTGCGAGAAAGCCATCGCCGAGCATCACAAGACGCAGATGCTGGAGCGCGGGGAATGGCGGGCGACGGCTGTTTCCGCCGATCCGCATTCGATCGGTTTTCACCTTTCGGCGCTCTATTCGCCGCTGGGCTGGAAAAGCTGGGGCCAGATCGCGCGGGAATGGCTGGCGGCGCAAGGCTCGGAAGAGATGCTGCGCGCAGCCCGTAACACCCTGCTGGGCGAGACGTGGGTTGAAAGCGGCGATGCGCCGGAATGGCAGCGGCTGGCGGAGCGGCGCCAAAGTTACGCGGGCGTGCAGATCCCGGTTGGCGGGTTGTTCCTGACCGCAGGCGTCGATGTGCAGAAGGACCGGATCGAGGTCGATGTCTGGGCCTGGGGGCGCGGCCTGGAAAGCTGGCTGGTCGATCATATCGTCATCGCCGGTGGCCCCGATGATCCGGCCTGCTGGGACAAGCTGACGGCTTTGCTCAACCGCACATGGGCCTGCGCCAATGGCGCAGTGATGCTGATCGGCAAGCTGGCCATCGATACCGGCTATGAAGCCCCGGCGGTTTACGCTTGGGCTCGGAAACAGGGCTTTGACCAGGTGGCCCCGATCAAGGGTCTGGAAGGCTTCAATCGCGCCACGCCGGTGTCGGGGCCAACCTTTGTCGATGCCACAATCGGCGGCAAACGTCTGCGCCGCGGCTGGAGCGGCCCTCGGACGAGGACCGGGCGCTGGGCGTCCTCGACGCCCCCGGCACCGTGCACCTGCCCGACTGGATCGACACCGAATGGCTGAAGCAGCTGGTGGCCGAACAACTGGTCACCGTGCGCAACAAGCGCGGCTACGCCCACCCCGAATGGCAGAAGATGCGCGAGCGCAACGAAGCGCTGGACGCCCGCGTCTATGCCCGGGCGGCGGCGTGGATCATGGGCGCAGATCGCTGGGATGAGGCGACATGGCGGCGGCTGGAAGCGCAGGCCGGGGTCGAAACGAAACCACAAGCCCAGGTTTCAATTGCTGCCACGGCGGAGGCCCCGACCGCGCCCAAGGCCGGAACCCCGACCACACCACGGCGGAAACGCCGGGCTTACACACCGACCTTCATGAGGGACTGAGATGGATCTGGAACGGATGCGCGCGCTGCTGGCAGCACTTCAGGAGGCGCGTTATGCGGGCGTCCGCTCGGTCAGCTATGACGGCAAATCGATCACCTATGGCTCGGACGCGGAACTGGCGAACGCCATTGCCGATCTGGAGGGGCGCATTGCCACCGCCACGACCGGCACCCCGCGTCGTCGGCGCTGGGGCACTGTCGCCACGAAGGGGCTGTGACCGATGGGTTTTGACGCCTTCCGTCAGCGCATTGGCAGCATCCTTGGCGGGTTTGACGCGGCACAAGCCCACCGTCGCCTGCGCGGGTTCCGGGCCACCAAGAAGGAAGAGTTGCAGGCACTCTGGCTGGCATGGACCGACGATGCTGATGCCGAAGGGCTGACCGATTTCTACGGGTTGCAGCGTCGGGCGGCGCGCGAAGTGTTTCTGTCGGGGGAAGTCTTCATCCGCATCCGGCCCCGACGCGCGGAAGACGGTCTAACCGTGCCATTGCAACTTCAGATGCTGCCCGCGGAAATGCTGCCGCTTGATCTGAACCGCCCCCTGCCCGGCGCGGGGCTGATCCGGCAAGGCATCGAGTTCGACGGCATCGGCCGCCGCGTCGCCTATCACTTCCTGCGCCGCCATCCGGGCGATCTGACCGATCCCGGCCTCGCGGGCGAAACCGTCCGTGTGCCCGCGGGAGACGTGATCCATGTCCTCGACCCCGTCGAGGCTGGCCAGCTGCGCGGCGTGTCGCGGTTTGCCGCCGCCATCGTGAAGCTGTTCACGCTCGACCTCTACGACGACGCCGAACTGGAGCGAAAGAAGGTCGCGGCGATGTTCGCGATGTTCATCACCTCGCCCGCCCCGGAAACCCCGCTGGAACCGACCGAGGAGGATCTTGAGGTCGAACCCGGACAGGTGGTCCGGCTGGATCCCGGCGAGGATATCTCGACCCCGGCGACACCAGACTCGGGCGGCACCTACGAGCCGTTTCAGTATCGCACCTTGCTGCAGATCGGCGCCGCGCTGGGCATCCCCTACGGATACCTCACCGGTGACACGGCGAAAGGCAACTTCTCCAACACGCGGATTTCGCTGATCGAATTCCGCCGCCGCATCTCGGCCTGGCAGCATGGGGTGCTGGTCTATCAGCTTTGCCGCGCTGTCTGGGTGCGCTGGATGGACACGGCTGTGTTGTCGGGCGCGCTCGACCTCCCCGGATATGACAACCAGCGGCGGCAATATCAGGCCTGCGCCTGGTTGCCCACGAAATGGGACTGGATCGACCCGATGAAGGACGCCTCGGCCGAGATCCTGCAGATCGAGGCTGGCCTGAAATCGCGCACCCAGGCGATCTCCGAGCGCGGCTATGACGCCGAACAGGTCGACCGCGAAATCGCCGCCGAGCGCAAGCGCGAGAAGGCGCTGGGCCTTGATTTCCGCCGCCCGGGATCCCCGGCGCAGGGGCCGGGCGAAAGCGGCAAGGCAGCTGAAGATCCCAACGCAGAAAAGGACGATGAGGCCGACGACACCACCGATGAAAAACCCGACCCCAAGGAGGGCGCATGATGCACCATGCCCAAATCGCGCAGCGCGCTTTCAACACACCGCTGATGGTCGACCCGGCCAAGGCGCTGGCGTTCCTGTCGGGGCTGGGGCCGCGCATCACCGGGCAGGAAATCACCTTCCAAGGGCTGGAGGTCGACGCATCCGATCAAGCAACGGCCACAATGCCAGCCCGGGCATCGCTGTTCGGGAACGATCTCGCCCAGCGCCACCAGCGGAACGGCAGCCAACCTTATGCGGTGGTGGATGGCATCGCAGTGATCGAGATCGCCGGGACGCTGGTGCATCGCGGAGCCTGGATCGGGCAGTCCTCTGGCCTCACGTCCTACGAAGGCATCGCCGCACAGCTGCAGGCGGCGCTGGCCGATCCCGGCGTGCGCGGCATTGCCTTGGACATCGACAGCTTTGGTGGCGAGGTCGCCGGGGCCTTCGATCTGGCGGATCGCATCCGCGCCGCCCGGGCGCAGAAGCCCGTCCACGCATTTGTCGCCGAACACGCCCTGTCGGCTGGCTATGTCTTGGCCTCCCAGGCCGACCGGATCATCCTGCCCCGCACCGGCGCTGTCGGCAGTATTGGGGTCGTGGCGTTGCACACCGACATGAGTGGCGCGCTGGATCAGAAGGGAATCGCGGTCACGCTGATCCACGCCGGGGAGCACAAGGTTGATGCCAATCCTTATCAGCCGCTGCCCGAAGTGATCCACGAACAGATGCAGCGCGAGCTGGAGGTGGTGCGCTTCCTCTTCGCTGAAACCGTCGCAGCAGGGCGTGGGGATCGCCTGACCGACGCGGCCGCACTGGCCACCGAAGCCGCCGTGTTCCGCGGGGCCGATGCCATTGCCGCCGGACTGGCAGATGAACTCGCCGATCCTGTCACAGCCTTCCGCACCTTCTCCGCCGCGCCTCGCGGCACAACCTCCCCCAGCAGAAAGGGTCCACAGATGACCACCACGCCCACCAACACACCGAACCCAGCCCCGGTTGCCGCTCCTCCTGATGCATCACCTGCGGTCGCCGCCGCGCCAGACGCACCGGCTGCGGCGGCCGATGCTGCGTCCAGCGCCATGACTGCCGACGCCGTTCGCGCCGAGGCGGCCGAGGTTGCGCAGGTCTGCGCGCAGGCCGCCCGGCTCGGTGTGACCATCGACGCGGCGGACGCCGTCACGCGCGGGCTGAAGCCAGAGGCCCTGCGCGCCCGCGTGTTGGCTGATCTTGCCGCCCGCAGCGATGCCGCTGGCATCATCGCCACCGCCCCGGCTGCGGTCGCCGCCAAAGACAGCCCGATCATCGCTGCCGCGAAAAAGGCAGCGACCGAAGCGAAACGCTGATCCAGCGCACGCTTCCCCTAACTTCCCCATCCTCAAAACCATGGAGACTGACCAATGCCCGTCCTGACGGAACCGCCCAGCATGGGCGATGTCCTCAAATATGAGGTCAACCCGAACTACACCCGCGAGGTGATCACCCTGCTGCAAGGCCTGCCCTATCCGGTCGGCTCAGTGCTGGGGAAGATCACCGCCAGCGGCAAATACACCCTGTCACCTGCGACCGGGGCGGACGGTTCGCAGGTCGCCAGCGCCGTGCTGCTTTACGCCGTCGATGCCACACTGGCGGATGCGACAGGCATTGTCGTCGCCCGTGGCCCCACGATCGTATCGCGCGCAGGACTCGCCTACGGCGCCACCGTCGATGACGGCACCAAGATCCCCGCCAAGATCGCCCAGCTTGCCGCCGTCGGCATCATCGCCCGCGACGGCGTCTGACGTCCAATCCCCTCAATCCCCCGGAGCACCCCATGACCCTTGTCCGCAATCCCTTTGACGCTGGCGGCTATTCGCTGGCCGAGATGACGCAGGCCATCAACATCCTGCCCAACCTTTACACCCGCCTTGGCCAGATCGGCCTGTTCCGCTTTGAAGGCGTCACCCAGCGCTCGGTGATCATCGAGCAATATGAAGGTGTGCTGAACCTGCTGCCCTCCGTCCCCCTCGGTGGCCCCGCCACGGTCGGCACGCGGGAAGGCCGCTCGATGCGGTCCTTCGCCCTGCCATGGATCCCGCATGACGATGTGATCCTGCCGGGCGACATCCAAGGCCAACCGAGCTTGGGCGTGTTCGATGGCGCCGACCCGCTGGTCGAGGTGATGAACCGCAAGCTGCAGCTGATGCGCCGCGAGCACGCCCAGACCCGCGAATACATGGAGATGAACGCCCTGCGCGGCATCGTGAAGGATGGGGCGGGCACGACCCTCTACAACTACTTCACCGAGTTTGGCCTGGCGCAAATCTCAGTGGATTTCCTGCTGGGCACCGCTGGCACCAATGTTCAGGGCAAGGTCCGCGAGGTCTTGCGGGCGATGGAAGACAACCTCTTGGGCGAAAGCATGACGGACGTACATGCCCTCGTCAGCCGGGAATTCTTCGACAAGCTGATCGCGCATCCGAAGACCGAGGAGGCCTACAAGTTCTATGCCGCCACCGGCGCGCAACCCTTGCGTCAGGACGTGCGGCGCAACTTCCCCTTCGCGGGCATCGTGTTCGAGGAATACGCGGGCACCGTCACCCTCTCGACCAAGGTCACCGAACGACTGGTTCCGGCCAACGAAGGCATCGCGTTTCCGCTTGGCACCATGGACACGTTCACCACATATGGCGGCCCGGCAAACCTGCTGGAGGCGGCCAACACCATGGGTCTGCCGCTTTATGCCCGCCAGCATCTGGACGAAAAGGGCCGCTGGATCGACCTGATGACGGAAGCTTCGATCCTGCCGGTGAACAAGCGGCCGCGCATCGCGATCCGCATTCACACCTCGCATCTTCGGCAATACCTCGATGGCGGTGGCGGCGGTCTGGATATCCGCCGCCACCTCCGAAGAACGCCCGATCCGGGTGATCCGCCGCGCCCCGGATCGGATCACCGAGTTTGGCGCAGCGCGCCTTGTCAGTGACACCATGATGGTGGATGTGCGCCTCTCCGACCTGCCCGATCCCCGCCCCGGCGATCTGCTCGTGATCGGCAGCGACAGCTACACCATCCAGGGCGAGCCGATGCGCGACCGCGAACGACTGGTCTGGTCGCTGGATCTGCGCCCATCATGAAGCTGAAAATCGCGTTCGACCCCGACCTCGTCACCCTGATGCAGGCCGAAATCGCCGCCGGGGAAAAGGCGGTGTCTGCCGCCATGCGCGAAGCAGGCACCTCCCTGAAATCCGCCTGGCGCACGCAGATCAGCGGCGTGGGGCTGGGCACACGCCTCGCCAATTCGATCCGGCTCGCCAGCTTCCCAAAGTCAGGCGAAAGCTTGAACGCAGCGGCGCTGGTCTGGTCAAACGCCCCGATGATCGTCGGTGCGCATGACACCGGGCCGCTGATCCGGTCGAAGGTCGGGTTTTGGCTCGCCATTCCCACGGCAGCGGCAGGCAAATCCGTGCGCGGCGGCAGGATCACTCCCGGCGAATGGGAGCGCCGCACCGGTCTGCGCCTGCGTTTCATCTATCGCCGCAGGGGCCCGAGCCTGCTGGTGGCCGAGGGGCGGTTGAACACCAAGGGGCGCGCGGTGGCGTCACGGTCGAAAACCGGACGTGGGGCGACCACGGTGCCGATTTTCCTGCTGGTGCCGCAGGTCAAGCTACCGAAACGCTTGGATTTGGCTCGGGATGCCGAGCGCGCGGTGGATGGCGTGCCGTGGCTGATCGTGGCGGGGTGGATAG